ATTGAATGATGGAACAATAACTAAGGGTAATATTTATGATTGGATAAATAGAGAAGATTCACCTTGGGTATTGCAGGACGGCAGCAAGTAATGCAGCAAGGTATGTTATTCACAGAGGCTAAGGAACCAAAGGAAGGTACCGATAACCATAGAGTATTAGAAAAATTAAGAGAACGTAGATTTGACTATGTTTGTGGCACACATTTTCTACAGATGTTTATAAAAGATTATGCACAAAGAATACATGACTTAAAAAACATGGGCCATCGTATTGAATCTGCATACTGTAAAGAACATCCATACTGGAATCATGGACACAAAGGTAATGTAGCTATGTATTCTCTTAAAGAATTTAAGGAGGCACCGTTCTAATGAGTGATTTATCAGTCAAAGATGCAGACATTGTAACACTGCTAGCTGAATTAGAGAACAGAGGTCTGTTTCAGTCTGTGATAATTACACATAATGCTGGTCAGAACAAAGGCAGACAGGAGTTAAAAGCTGTTCTACCAATCAATCCAATGTTCTTAGAAAATAAAAAATCTAAAACAGAAGAAGAATGAGTAAATTAAGTAAACCTTTAAATGATTTTTGGGATGTACAAATTGCAAATTCAAAAGTAGTAGCAAAACCTTTTTCTGGTAATTGTATGTTTTGTAACAAAGAAATTACAGAGCAAGATGATGACCATAGTGTTTGTAATTTATGTTGGAAAAATATATAACATCTTAAAGAATCTTTAAGTTATCCCATCCTTTTTTATTTACTGTAAAGGTAAGTACACCAGGATGGGACCAGTTACCAGTTCTCTCTGTAAAATCTATACTCTTATCTAAACTAGGACTTTGGAACCAGGTTCTATCTCCCTGTTGTTTTGCACGGAAGTGATGATAATGACCAGAGATAAGTATTGAAACATCTTTAGTATCTAGTTTTCCATACATCTGACCCTTCCACCAATTCTCAATCTTTGCCTCTGCATTCCCCGAGCCAGCACTCATGTGGCCATGGAGCCAAGCACAGCTAATAGATTTAATTTTCATTACTTGATGAAATCCATCTGGAACTATAACCTTGACTTTTTTATATCTGTCTGGATTAGCTTTCATTATCTCTTCACATATTTGAATGTGCATTGTATCTGAATTATCTAGTCTGCTTGTAGATACCTGGCCTTTACCTGTGCGAGAAACTTCTCCATGATTACCTGGACATCCAGCCAGAACTAATTTATCTGCATGTGGTAAAAATGTTTCTACTGTTTTCATCATCATGGACCTAGCAAGTGCGTATTGCTCAATCAATGACAACTCTATATTGTGTGGTAAGGAATCGTAGAAAGTCGGACTGCAGCCCTCACTAAGGTCACCTAATCCTATCATGTATATTTCATCTATCTGTACACCAGACTTGCGCAGCTCTTTAATTCTGTTTACACCATCTTGTAATGCCAGGTCATATCTTTTGATAGTATTTTCAACACCGAAATCTTTTTTACCAAGCTGCCAATCAGCCATAAACCATAAGAATGCCGTATCTCCACCATGTGTTTTTAATTTAAGAGGTGGCTTACGACTAGCTTGTTTAAATAATGCCTGGAAGTATTTATCTTGTCCAGGTCTTTTCTTTTTAACAACACCTTTAAAGGCATAGAATGTTTCAACAGTTCCTCCTTTTAATTGTGTATTCCAGGAGGATGCTTTTACTGTATCTACAATTTCATAATACTTAGGGTCAAAACCCCAGCCACGAAGAATATCATCAAACTTATTACGGTAGTTTGGGTCCGTTCCAACGTGTGTAATTTCTCCGAGGCCTGTAGCCTCATTAAGTTCTAGCCCTGGTTGCCAGCCAGACTTGTAGAAATTGTTACCCCACTCGTCTGGTATTTTGTTTGACAATTTATTTTGATATTTGTTTCTTTGCGTACTCTTTGACTACGACTAATGCTGCTCCACCACCTGCAATTGCAGCTGCTTGTAAAGCATTTATGTCAACACCAATTAATGGACTTACCACTAAGGCACCGATAGCTGCCTCAATAAAAGTCCAGAGTGTTTTATTCAACATATTTTTTAAGTCATCACTCATTTTATACTCCCATGAATCGGACCAAGGTGTCCACCATACATCCTTCTTGAATGTACCATCTTGGTTTCTTGCTCGTTTCTTTCTATCAAACACTATATTATGTTCTTACCATCAAGTTTAGCATTTAAAACTTTGATTTCTCCACTTATCTCTTGCAGCTTTTCATACATATCATTTGATTCTTGTGGTTTTTCTTTTGGTTCTAGTTGTATATCCATGTATTCTATTGTTACTTTATTTCCTATAAGTAGTTCTTTTGCTACCTTTTTATATAAAGACATATAAGCATCACGTGACTGTGTAATTAACCCGTCTTTATTTACATCTAAATCTTGTTGAGTATTTCCTACACCAAGACAGCCCATCGTTTGGTCATCATTATTAAGACTATGAATAAGCACAAAAGTGAACCCAGGAACATTTTGTAAGTGGAGCATACCGTAGTGATTTCCACCATAACGTTTAGAATATCTTGAATGAAAACCACCTTCTTTTCTAAACTTTATTTCATAAGTCCCTTTTGGAATACATGTTTCACCGTACACCTTAGGGCCAGCTTGATATTGGTCCTCTAGTGTATAGCATTCAAAAATACCATCAACAAATAATAATCCATTTGTCGCATCAACACCGAATTGGTGTCTGGTTACTGTTAGTTTCATTTAACCTCCATGTGAAAAATAACCGTATTTACAATTACAAATTGTTACCCAAGTGCCATTGATTTTTTTGGATGTACAATTTTTTTGTTTTTCTTCTTCATATAATCTTTTTGTGTAACTCACTAATGACTATGAGTATAGTTCCATAAATCAGAAATCTGGTTATTTATATCATCTATTTGATACCACTTCTGATTAACATTTTCTACTTGTGTTTTTAATCTCTCTAATTGTTTTAGCATATCTTGCCATTCCCATTTCTGTACTTCGTATGCCTGGCTATCGTTAAAGTTTGATTCTCTGTTCTTGTAATCTTCAAAAGCCCACTCTAAATCTCTTACCTTTTGGTCTAAGTTCTGATAGTTAGCATCAAGATAAGCTACTCGTTCCTCTAAATATTCTGCATTGTATGCAACTTGTTCTAATTGATATATCTTTTCATACAGTATTGATATTTGATTATTGATTTCATTATCTGCTACAAGTTCTTCTAATTGAGAAACTCTATCATCAATACCAGATAAGGTATCAACAAGTCTGCCAACTGTATTAATACCACCAACAACACCACCCACAATAGTAAAACCACCGATGACAAGAGCAATATTTTTTCTAATTTTTTCAAGCAATTAGTTGCCTCCGGAACAACAGCCTTGCCCACAACAAGTGCTACCCATCATCCACCTACCTTAAATAATATCTCTCTAATAACTTCTTCAATAATTAAGAGCTGGTCATTGTTATCTGATAATGCACTCTGATAACCAGATACAAGGGCTTTTAACGTTGCAACTTCCTGCTGCAAATCATTTACTGTTCTAAATAACCAAGCTACTAAGGCAGCTAATCCACCTTGTAGTATTTGATTCATATTTATTTTTACACTTCCATTCATATTATCCTTCACTTAATCCAATCCCAATCTTCTTCTGTGTATGTATCTGGAATTTTAGGGATAGTAAATTTATCTAACCAAACAAAGAAATTTTTACAAAAATATCCCAATAAAAATCCAATTAAATAATCCATAATACGATTGTATCATAGGATTTTTTATTAAAACTTAATTTAGGTTGATGCTATTTTTTTAAAAATTACTCCAGAACGAAACTCATTTGCATTACCTCTTAAAGTAGATGTGTTTACTTCATTAAAATCAAAACGAACTTTATCATTAGTTGTATTAGTAATATCTACAATAGCTGTGGCAATATAAGTAGTTCTACTATTGTCATTTCCATAAAATCTAGCGTAAGCAATTCTATCAACACTAGAAAAATTATCATCTGTAGCATCAATAAATATTTCAGTAGCATTAGAGTTTGTGTCATTTTCAACATTAGCTATAAATTGTACTTCATAAAATCCAGTTGATGGAAATGTCCAAGCACCATCTGCCGCAACAGCCATACCTGTTCCTATGGGCATATTTACCAAAGTTCCTGTATGTCTAGTAAAATATGTACTTCCTATTGGTTCATGGTCAGAAGTTAAATCTGTATTTATTACCCACATATCAACTTCACTAAAAGCTGGATTTTGAGTAATAGATGGTACAGCACCATCTTTAATTAATAAACCATCAATCGTTACACCAGCAGCAGAAGTCTTTTCTGATATTGTATCTACTTTTAATTCGCTAGACATTATTCAGTTACTTCTTCCCAAGCTCCTGTGTTGTCATTCCAAACATATTCTTTACCATCATCTGGCATATCAACTGGTGCTTTCCAGGTCCAAGTAGTTTCATCTAAAATCCATTTACTATAAGGTTGTGGTGGATAAAATACATCATTTTCTGTATCGTATGTATATCCTATACCAGCATAGTTACCTCTAAAAGGAGTACCTTCATTTTTATGTGCGTTAGCAAAAGTATTGTAAGAAGTTCTTTTACAAGTCTGACCTCTAAAGTCTGCGTACCAAGCCTCCCAATCAGCAAAACCTTCTGGTAATCCTTCTGTTACATCCTCATCAATACCAGGAATTACTTCTGTTACTATGTTGTTTTCGTTTAAAAATGCGTAATGTGCCATATCTTCTCCTATTATATCAACTAAAGCTAATTGTACCTGTACCTGCTGTAAAAATTATATATGAATCTGAACCATCTGTTTGTACATCACCATCAGTTAAACCTGTTCTTGTAGCACCTATAGTTGCATCAGCAGTAGCCCATCTAAGTATTACTACTCCAGAACCACCAGAACCATTTGCACCACCTACAGAACCACCTCCACCACCACCAGTGTTAGCAGTTCCATTTTGTGCAGCAGAGTTCTGACTACCATTACCTCCACCACCAGTTCCTCCAGAACCAGGGCTACCACTAGTAGAAGTTTGATTTTTTCCACCACCTCCACCACCACC